CTAATTCGAAAACTGGCTAATATCTAGGTCGGGAACTGCCTCTGACCAGACGATTTCTGCGTGGTCTTTCTGGTAGTTTTTCGTCATATCCTCGCTCGCATGCCCGGCGATCTTTTGCCCGTCCTTTCCGGCTTTCTTGTACAGGTGCAGTGACAGTGCCCGCACTTCGTGAAAGCCCGGCATTTCCTCGTCACTCCAATCCGCATAGCACCCAGCATCCTCTCGCGCTGCCTTGAACGCGCGTGTCAAATATCGCTCTTCGATCTTCGTCCAGTGGTCCTTGGTCTGGGCCTGCTTTTGCTTCAGGCGCTCCGGGCGCCGGTGAACGAGATAGGGCGAAGCCACGTTGTCCCGGCACCGACTGATGACAGCCTGCAACTCTGGCGTCACTCGGAATCGAATCCAGGCAGCGTCACTGGCCTTGGCCGTCTTCTGCTGGATGACATACAGAAAGCCTCCCCGCACGTCCTCAAACTTCATGTCCAAAATGTCGGTTCGGCGCTGGGCTGTGATCAGTGCCAGATCGATCGCGTTCCGTAGCCAGGCCGGCGACTTCTCGCGAATCAGTTTCAGCCCCTCGACGGTATGGCGCTTGCGCTGTTTCTTTTCGATTCGGTTGATGGTGCTGGCCGCAGGATTGTCCGGGCACAAGCCTTTAGCTGCGGCATGGTTGAATATGTCGATGAGCAGGGCTCGGCACTGATTGGCGGTACGCGGCGTCAGTTCGTCTAGCATCACGGCAACCATGCGGATGCTGATCTGATCTACGGCCTTGCCTTCAAACGCTTTCCGGAATCGCCGAAAGTGAACCGCGTACAGCTGAAGCGTTCCTTTCGCGAGCTCCCTCGGCGGTAGTACCGTGGTTTCATAATGATCAAGAAATCCTGCAAACGATTCAGAGGTCACACCTAGTACCGTTTCGACCAGATCGGCCCCCTGCATGAATGCCAGATTCAGTTGCTTGGCCGCGTCGACCGCTTTGATTCGGTCGGTCCCAAACTGAAACCACTTGCCGTCAGTCGGCCTGCGATATCGATAGGTTCCGCGCCGGTCGTCCATGTACAGATTTTGGGGCAGGCCCTTGTTTGATTTGTTGCGCGGCCGGGGGACCATCATGCAGCTCCTTTCAATACCATCGCGATCAGGTCATTTCCTGCTGCTTTGTTGTAGGCGGCCCAGTCGATATACCAGAGCTTTCCAATTTGCTCACCTGGCAGCTGGCCGTTGCGGATGTAATTTCGGATCGCTTGAGGGCAGGGCGGCGTGCCGTTCTCGCCCCAGCGCCGACGCTGAAACTCACTGATCTTGATCAGTTCTTTTCTCATTTTCTTGGCTCCGGGCCGCGCTACGCGGCGGAAGGATTTATCAGGCGGGTTTTGTAGTTCACTGCTATGGTCCACGCAGCCAGCAGGAGCTGGGGCAGCACCAAGGAGAGGTCATGGAATGCACCACGACGGCGGATGAGGTTTACGGCCCGCGCAATGCCAGGCTCGGCAGGCGGGCGGTGGACGGTAATATCTGGTCTGAGACAACGATGATTTTCAGAATCATCGATGACCGGGTCTACTCAATGCACGAGCAGTACCTGGGCAGGCTCAAGTACGGCATGGCGATGACTGACAGGGGAGAGCTGATTTTCATGGTGCGGTAGGGCTGGGGCTATTGTTAGGCCAGCCGAGCGGCATGCCGTCATCGCGCATCAAGTGAGGGGGAAGGTCTTCACGCAGACACATGGGCATGGTTCCTGGCATGCCACATGAGTGGCATCCGCTGGGCATGCCTTGACATATGGAATGCAGCACAGGAAAGCCGCTTCTGCAGCGATCTTTCGTTACGGCGTACTCCGAGCAAGGAATTCTTCCAGGCATGACTTCGTCCTTGCCGCACACGCGGCTGATCTAAGGTAAATGAAAAGATTGGTCTAGAACGCAGGTTTCCAACCATTGGTCAGACCGAACCGGTCGTTTCGCTGCTTAGGTTGTCCATCCTCTTAGATGGGAAATAGACCCGTGTTTTCTGGTCAGGCCATCTAAAGGGATATTTAAAGTGCCAAATGATGAATTTCGCTTCAGGGCTCATGAGCTCTTGGTGGAGCTGGACGCATCAATCGCTAAAATGATGATGATGGTTGCTGCGAAGGAAATTGAAGGCGCTTTTTGGGCAGAGGCAACTAACCGACATTATCAAGCGTTTTTAGCGTGGCATGACTTCATCGCGGCTTCCGACGACGCTGCGGACTCAAAATCCGCTATTCATTGAGCCTTCCAACGTTTCCCCGACAGCGCTGAGTGCTGTAAGACGCGATATTGTTATGAGTCGAAGCTTTACGGCTGGGTAGGCTCACGGTATGAGCCGCTTTAACTCAACTACCCATACCCACGGGTTCGACTGCCATGAGCCATCGCCGTTGATCATTGTCCACAGCCCGCCGAACAGTTCGAGTGGCGAGTAGCCGATTCCGTCTGGGTCGATGTCCGCCTCACAGCTCATTACTCCCTCCTCCAGCGCCTGCTCTTCGCTGATGTCCTGCAAGCGCTCAACGCGCACGTCGGTTATCTCCAGCAGAATGCGGCTGACCCAGCGCGGCATGTGGATGCTTGGCTTCCAGGTTGGCTGCTCCTGCTCGTACGGGGCCAGCCCGTCGGCGGCATAGACCAGCGTCCCGTCATTGAGCGCTTCGCCTATGTCCAGGTCATCCGGCTTGAGGTAGGGCCCGCGCATTACTTCGAAGTGATCGCAGTACCACGTCTCCCGCACCCACAGCCGGTCACCGGGTCGACCATACGGGCATTCGGGATTTGGTTTCGTCACGTCAGGGTTGCGAATAAACGGCTGGCCTTTGCCATAACTGCCGATATCGGCATCGGATCGCGGCTGAACCTTCGTCACTCGTCGTGTGACCGTCTTTTGGCCCGACAGGATGGCGCGCACCATCGGCGCACTGAACAGGATCGGTCTTTCCTTGATCTGGCTCATGGCGTCACCAGCCGCCGCGCCCACCAGCAGACTGGGCCGTCGTCGGTGTCATGAATTGACAGACAGAACCAGCCTTCGCCGTCCGGGCGATCCGGCTCCCAGTAGCTGCAATCAGGGTCGCCCGCTTCGAAGTAGCGATCTGCCACAGTTTGGTCGCTTGCATATTCAAGTTCGACCTTGCGCACTTCTAGAGCCTGCTCAGCGACCCACGCTTTGCATTTTTCGCCGTCGCCCTCATCGAAGGCCGGCATATCAGGGTGTTCAAAGAAGCCGTTTTCGTCACGAATGACCGGCGCTGGCTGGATGAACACGATCTTTTGTTCGGGCATGACTTCGTCCTTGCCGCACACGCGGCTGACTTTGAGCTAATTGGTGTAGGTTCGATGAGGGCGATGCAGCGTCGAAAGGGTTGGGTCGGGAGGCCAATTCTGTAGCATCTAACTACATGAAACTTTGTTCACTGTTGCGCAATACCTTTATTGTCACAAAGTATATACAGTATTTACGTGGGAGTTTATCTTCTATGCAACATATGAATGAGAAGCTCTTGTACTTACCTCCTATTAGTTATTCAGAGGAAATACCATGAACAGCATCACAAAAAAATCCGTGCTGAAAGGGTTTGTCGTAACAACTTTCGCAGTAATTAGCCTGCAAAGCATGGCATTCGCTGCGGCTTCTAAGCCATCCGTTCCTGTGGCTGATGTGAACTATGCGATTGTGCAGGACGCAGGCAAGAATATCTCCAAGGACTCGAAAGCAGCGCATATACAGGTAGCTGGCCGCACTTCAATCGGCACGAATCGCAATCCATGCGATATCGATCCCCTCCATTGTGGTGGCTAATGCTGCCGTAATTAAAACAGCTGCCGCAAAATAATATTTGCGGCGGTACTTTTGCAGAAATATAATTCTCCACTACAGACCACTGCCTTAATTGCGAATCTTGTTAAGCCTAGTTCTACTGCGCTTTAATTTGTTGCTCATGATCTTTCCCCTGTGTATTCACGCCAAGCGACCTTCACGCCGTTGACCAGAAAGCCCCATTCGCCTTTCCAGCGGCTGGTGATGAAGAGCGTGTACACGCCGCCGGGCGAGACTTCGTCGATGCGGTGGTATTCGCCGTGGTTGAGCTGGGCGGTGTCGCCCGGTCGACGGTCGATGTACTCAGTGGCCTGGAACGGTCCATCGAAGCTTTCGCCCAGCTCAGCAGTCTTGATCAGCGCAGCGGTCAGCAGGGGATCGTCGGCGGCCAGCAAGCGCTGCTCCCTGTACCAGCCCCGCAGGATTACCGTCCGCGCATTCCACGGATGATCGTGCAGGTCGCGGTCGGCGTCAGGCCGCATGATGTGGTGTACCCGGATCGACCAGGGGCACCAGCTGATGCGGCCGAGGTGGGTCTCCCGGTCGTAGGCGTTGAACAGCCACCAGCGGCCCATGTACACCTCTTGGCCATCAGCTGACCGTATGTGCAGGTATGGGGTGCGCTTAGCTCGGGTGATGAGCCAGGCAGCGATTGCCGGGCGCGCGAGTAGCATGGCGAGCAGTCGCCAGAAGAGATTGATCATGGGCACACCTTGCCGGAGGGCTTGAGTTTCGGGTTTATTCGCAAAGGCCGTATGCAGAGCTGCAGGCAGTTGCGTCTGTTGCAATCATCAGGTCGTACTGGATGCCGCCGCGGGAGGTCTTCGACCACTCGACAGCCTGGCGAATGCTCGCAATCTCCATCACCTCAAGCGCGCTCATGTCGGCGATAGAGCCTTTCGGGTGTTTGGCATTGGAGCCAGCGAAGAAGGTCGCCGCGCCGCGCTTGCTGGCCTGCTGGACAGTCCGCTCCCATCGGTCGATACGGTCGATCACCTCGGGGAAGCGCAGCGCAATCTCCCGTAGCTCATCCTTGCGGCAGTTGATGCAGGGCATGCACCCGACACGGCCCATGCCTCGGGAATAGAGTGGGTTAGGTTCGATGCCCATGAAGCGGTGGGCCTCGAAAACCGCCGGGATGTCCCATTTCAGAATTGGCCGGTAATTGAACAGGCCTCCGCCGACCTCGTCGCACTCGGGTAGGTAGCGCCGATTCAATGATTCGTCGGCGCGCACGCCTTGCCAACTGACCAGCATGTCGCCTTTTCCCATCATCGGCATAACAACCTGCTCGAGCATAGGGTCCCGCTTCAGCTCCATCGTGCAGAACTGCGCCTTGCGGCTCGGGAAGCGACCTTTCCAGATGCATAGGTCAAGGAAAGGGTTGCCTGTTGGCTCCAGCACTTCGAGTGCGGCTAGCACAATCGATTCGTCGATGCCTTGCTCTCGCCATTTGGTCTCGATGAACTGTCGCTTTCCGGCGATCTGCCGCGCGAAGCTGGCTTTAACTCTGGTGATCGGAATGCCAGTCGCGCGCTCCAGGTAATCGAGGTACTGGTACGTCTGCTCATGTTCGTTGCCGGTGTCGGCGAAGACGGCCTGCAGGTTTTCTGTCTCCAGCGCGATCGCCACCAGCAGTGTCGCGGTCGAATCTTTCCCGCCGCTGACGCTGACGATGTTCTGGGTAGGCATAGTTCATCCTCGCCGGGGTGGCGTGAGTCGTTGAAGTGGTTCAGATAAAAAGTGTGGACGTGTCAATAAAAAAGCGCCGGGATTACCGGCGCGTTGAAGCTTTGGAAGTCAGGCGGCGAAGCTGCCAAGCGCGAGCTGAGCTGCATCGCCCACCTTAGCTTCAAGCACTGACTTGAACTCTTGCGCGATCTCTTCGCGCTGCACGTCCTCGCCGACCCAACGCAGCTTCAAAACCGGCTGTGCGCCGCTGGTGATGACCGAGATACGCAGGATGATTTCGCGAATCTGCAGGCCTTCAAACGGCACAGCCGAAAAGATCAGCGACGTGGGCAATGTTTCCTTACTGGTCGCCTCGATGGCATCCATTGCGCTGCGGCTGGCGCGGGTCTCGCTGACGGTGTGATCGCTTTCCGACGATGCCTTGACCGTGATCGTGCGCACGGCGGCGATGGCTTTGGCCAACGGGATGTTCTGCAGGTCATCACCGACTGCCGACAGCGTACTGTGCCAGTCCTCAATCCAGTCGCTCATATCCTTCTGCGACATGGCCCGGCCACTGATCGCCTGCACGGCCTGATAGGCAGCGGTGGGCTTGAGCTTCAGCACGGCGCGATCATCTGCGTGGCCTGGCACTTCCTCGTTGCCCAGGTTGAACAGCACCGAACAGGTCATTTCGTCCTGATTGATGAAGCCTTTTGCGTCGGCGACTGCGCGGTCGGACACGTACTTGGCGAAGTCCGCCAGGGAGTTGGTGGAAAACGTGCCACGGAAGCGACTGCGGCCTGCGCCGAATTGCTCAAGGTTCACGATCTTCGCGCCTTCGGGCAGCACGATGGTTGGCGTGACGGTGTTCAGCTCTTTGCCTTCTGCGATCAGCGCGGTGTCGGTGATCAGCTGGATTGCTTCTTTCGTGAGGGACATTTGTCAGCTCTCTTTGGGGAGGAAGGGTTGTTGCGAGTGATCAGGTGCGAGGCTTGACCGGTGCTTGGTCGCGTTCGAACAGCTGGCCAGGGTGCGGAGCTTCAGCGAACAGAGTTACCTGGCCGCCGGTGCCGACGTTCATCGGGGTATCCAACGCGGTGTTCTCGCTCCGGGTCCCGCGCTTGGTCGGCACCTTGTAGTCGAGCTTGTGTTTGATCTTCACCATGTGGGAATCGCCGATCTGGCTCATGTCCAGGGTGATGACCAGCTTCCCGGCCTTGCCATGCTCGACAACGCCCGAGGCGACTTCGGAAATTGCGTAACCGATCTGGCTGGCGAAGGCTCCGCCATTCAGCTCGTTCAGAAACTCGGTTGTATCGGTAGGTGTGGACATGGTTTTCTCCGGGGCTTGATTCCACTGGGTGGGATGTTGAGTTGAAGAGGGCGACGGCGATGGTTGGCGCGGGACTGCATGCGCCTCATTTCGGGCTTGGCCCTTGCAGCGGGTAGTCGATGTTGAAGTCACGAATCAGGCGATTGATCATCGTGTTACTCAGTCCAAGCTCAACGACGGCTGCCTTCCGCGATATACCGCGGTCGCGGGCGGCTTTGATGCGGCCCACGTTCAATGCGTCGGCCACCGGATCGTGTTGATACGGAATGAGGTTGGAAGCCGGGCTGAACGCTTTGTATTCGAAGCCATGCACGCGGGCCATTTTCCGAAGCCTGTAGATGCTCAGGCCGGTTTCGCGCATGACATCGGTGATCGTCATCGTCTCGGCAAGCTTGCGGACGACTTCCACCTGCTCGGCGCGGGCGTGGCACCTGTCTTGAATAGCGTCTTTCGGCGCCGCTGCGCGGAGAGCTTCCTTGGTTCGGTGCTTAGGTGCAGGCGGGCGAACGGGCGCAGGAGTCATCCGCCCGTACTGCTTTGGCTTGGGCTTCGACGGAAAGCCTTTTTTTGTTTCGATCACGCCGCCGCGCTTGAGGAATGCAGCCACCTCAGCTTCGAGGACGGCGGACCGCTCTTTGTTGCGCTGAATCGTGCTCAGCTCTGGACTGATCATCAGCTGGCACCGTACAGCGCGAACAGCGCGAGGCCGGTGGCGATCGCAGCAGTCCAGCGCAGCATGTGAGTGGCGAACGACCGCTGACTTACAGGCTGGGCTTCCAGTTGATCAGCGGCCTTGCAAGCCGCGCTGTGGCCGCGATGTACGCCGCGCACAGTGCCGGTCGAGCGCTCGACGATGCCGAACTCGTTATTGCCGTTCGGCACGACCGTGAAGCGCGGCAGAACTGCCGGGTTCTTGCGGCCGACCTTGTCGTAAAACTCGGCCGTGGAAAGGTTGCAGCGCTGGCGCAGGCCTTCGAGGATTGCACGACGCTGGCTGATTGTCTGATGCATGGGAGGCTCCTTGACCGCATTGGTCAGATGACAGGCGCGGTGGACCAAGCCCAGCCGTGAGACTGGCCTGGCACCTGCCGATGCGGTCGATTAATTTAGGGGAGGGTGCCGGTCTTTCCCGGCTGTCATTGGCCCGCATGCTTCTGCCGTATTCCTCGCGCTCATCGTCATGGACCAAAGTCGCATGCTTGGCGGATTGCCCGTATTCCACGGCCACCGGTTCATGTGGCGCGCCAAGCGCTCACGTCAATTCTTGAATTGGGTGCCGTCTCTCCGGCTGTCACGGCGATGCACCCCGTCGTTGCTCAGTTGATTTGGCCCAGTGGCGCGGCCTTCGCTCATACGGAGCGAAACGAACACTGCTTTGGAGTGCCCACAAAGACCGTATTGTCCGACGGTCGTGGCGGAGGCGGCTTGATCCCCGCTCTGGATTCTTGAATAAGTGCAGAAGGCCGGACGCTAACCCGACTATCCTCAAAGGCCGACAAAGCCTTTCTCTCTGCGGTCGGTCATGGCCCCGATTACCCGCCTCTCTCTCTTAGTCCGCCATCCATAAGCGCGGATACCATGACTCCGGTCGTTCAGGTGCGCTCGGAGCATTGTCGCGCTGCGTGTCTGCTTTCCACGCCGCTTCTGCATTTGTTGCGGTGATGCAGGGGGCCGATTTAACGGTTTGTACTCATCCGCATCGGAGATTTATCGGAACACCAGGGCGCTACCCCTGCATGATTCCCGCCGCGTTTCAGGTATTGGCCGACAGATTCGGCTCAGGACTTTTCCGGGGCTTTGCGATCCTAGCGTTGCAGCCCGCTTGGGCACGCTCCGATCAATCTCCGATGCAGCCTGGCGCTATGACAGGGGTCGGGCAGTTTTCGTCAGGCTGACGCTGGCGCTGGTTGTTTATTCGGAGCGTTCCAGCTCGCAGCACTGCTCGTAATGAGCCACCGCGATTGGCATGTGGTAGCTATCCAGAGGCCACTTACTAACTTTGCAGCCTTGGCCAGCAGGGCAATGAAACACAAACAGCTCACGCGCCTCTTTGTCCATCTGCATGCTCACCTGCGCGCCGCTTGTGAATTTGTCTTCGATGATGATCATCTTGTCTTGCTCCGGACTGTCTTGGTGGTGGTCAGCAGATCGACGCTACGGGCCGGAGCTTGTCCGAGCCCTTACGGCTGATCTTCTGTTCGTACCCGCCCCGGCGTGACTCGGGGGCTCTGCGCTCGCGCCTCATCGATTCATCGCCCAGCACCGCGTGCAGAACGATCACCGACATGAACAACAGGCAGAGCGGGGAAATGATCTGTCGGCGCATGGCCTCGGCGATCATCGCTGTTTGGCGATTCACGCCGAGCTTGAACATGGCGACCGACAGCCGCTTGACGACCGTGCCCGGCGCGATGCCGAACGTGCGGGCGATTTCCTTCGCTGTGCAGCCCTGGGCGGCTGACAACAAAAACTGCAACTCTCGCGGCGCAAGACCACGGCCGAGGTGGCCTCTCCATGCCCCACATACGATGGTGGTGTCCATTACGTTTACTCGGTGGTTGTCATCCCAAAGCACCCGGCAAGCCAGGTGCTTCAGTGATGCTGTCCAACAGGTGATTCCGTTCTCTGTAAAGAGCTTCGTCCAGTCGGTCCCGTTATCCGGGGCTGGGAGATCACTTCGCTGATCCCGTGCTATCTGGCGGCTTCACCAGTCTTGTGGTCGATCTGAGAGGGCCTGCTGAGGCGCCAGCTCGTTTCGATAGATGCAGTTAACCATCGGTATATTTATAGGTCAATACCGATGGTTAATTTATTTTTGTTGGGTGTGCGTTATGATTTTGTTGTTACTGGATATATGTACAGTTATTACGGAGGGGAAATGGGAAGCGTTAAACCAGCAAGGCGTATTGAGATGTCCGGGGTAGAGCGTTTGGGCCTACGGGTTTCGGAAATGATCAACCATCCAGTCGCTCAAATTCAGCGCTGGGTGACGATTCACCGCCTGGATACGGACGGTGACAGGGAGTGGGAAGAGGTGATGGGCGTACTTTCCGCTACTGACGAGCTCGATTTAACTTTCGAGGATGATGGAGCGGTCACCGTGAGGTGGGAGGCCACACCGGTAGAGGATCGACCTGGCGAGATGATTGATGAGAGGGAAGAGCAGGCTGCACCTTTCTGATGGTCAATAAAAAGCCCGCTCGGGTGGCGGGCTCAGTCAATGGGGGCGTTAAACAGTCGGAGCGGGCTGGAAGTATAATTCGCCGTTCGCGCCATTTTTCATGCTGTAGCGATTCCTGAATTCTTTTGCGTCTTCTTTTTCTGCGAAAAACCCTGTGACGACGGTCATACTGTCATCTGGCAAAACCACGCCCGGCATCTCAGCGATCCTGTTTCTGACAGCATCCATTTCGCTATTGCTGCCGCAGTCATAACGTACTGTCCAACCACCTGTTGCATCCATCGGCGCAGGCGTTCCAGAACTGGAGGCCTCTAGTGGCTCTACGTCAGATCCGCAGTGCTTGCATTTTACTGCCGCCTTTTTGATCGTCTCAGCGCAAAAAGGACAGTTGCGATATTGATCGTCCGGGCCGTGGGCGCCGATTTGGATTGGCGATTTTTTGCTCATGAGTGCGATAAGCAGGCCGCCGAGAGCAATAAATCCAGCGATGATCGTATAGTTCTGACGCTCGGACATGAGCCCTATATTGTTCACCCGTCCAAAACCCGATACCACGGACACATCCATGTTCATGGCTAGAATGATGCCTACGACTCCGCAAGCCAGTATTAAAAGTCCACATCCTCGCACTGCTCATCCCTCCGTAATTGAAAGCTGATATTACCTTTATTGCACTTGGCAACCAGCTCACGCTCCATCGTTCTGCGTCAGATTTTAGATGGGCGGCGCCCTGAAAATCAGACCGCCTGACCGTTCCACACGTAAAGCACTCGGGCCAGAATGTGGGTGTCGTCGACCCAAATGTCCTCTGGGTCATGATGTTTGTTGTCTGAAATCATCTTGAAGCGATCCTTGCCTTTTTTCTGTAGACGTTTCACGTACAACATTTCGTCGTATGAGAACAGATAGATCCCGTCACCTGTAAATTCCCGAACCGTGACATCGACCAGCAGAGGGTCGCGATCTTTGATAGTGGGCGCCATCGATTGGCCCCAGCCAGTTATCATTTTGAGGTGGAAGTGCTCTTTGAACGTGACGCCCATCTCGCGAAGATGCTTGGGGCTTACCCTGATGTCTTGAAGCATTTCAGGGTATTCGTTCGGTATTTGCCCGCCGCCCATGGCTGCGCGGACATCGTAGTGAGCAATCCACACCTCATCACCAACCACGCCTGGTCGGGAATACTCCGCCCCCTTTACGTTTGCGCCGGCGACGCTGGCAGCTACTTCCTCAACCGCATCAGCGATCTTTTGGCGCGCGTCAGCGGGCAGATTTTTGCCGTGCTTGGCAATCATCTGCTGGACGATATCGACGGATGACTGGGAGGCGGCAGGCTTCCCTGCGCTGGTCAGCGACGCAATTTCTTTTGCCAAGCGCGGACTGAAACTCTCTACGGGCTCTTGAAGCATCCGCGAAAGCACTGCTGCGAATCTCGTATTCAGGGGATTGATGCCCTTGAAGTACAGGTTCACGGCAGCCGGAGTCATGCCGGCCTCATCAGCGATTTTTTTCTGACTCAGCTTCAGCTCGTTTTTTTTCGAGAGGAACAAGTCGTGTGCGTCTGCGCACTCGGCGAGCAGCTCGGGCGGGAGGATGCGTTTCTTCGTCATCGCGCGAATGTATACCAACGGTTAAAAATAAGAAGAAACCATCGGTATTGATTAAAAATTAACAGATGGTTAACATCGGCCTCATCTATAACAGAGGCGCGACCCATGATTGAGACTTCCCTCGACAAGTTCGTGGCTGACAAAGGGCAGTCCGAAGCCGCCAGGCTTCTTCGGGTTACTGCCCCGGCCATTCACAAAGCTTTGACTGCGAAGCGCGATATCCGCGTTCTTGAGATGCCTGACGGCAGCTTTCGAGCTCAGGAACAGCGGCCATTTCCCTCTCATACGTCAGTTGCACATGCAAGCAGCGTGAGTTGAATTATCCGCTCAGGCGGGAAGGGCAGGTAGTACAGCGGATGGGCTGTTGATTCATCCAGTACCAAATTTCAGGCAAAAAAAAGCCGGTGGCTAGACCGGCTTCTTCAACAACTTTGCGAGACAGATTATGCACATCAGACCTGAGCAAGGCAACACAGGCAGAACGATTGGAGTAGCACTGTGAGCGTTCAAGCAATGTCGTGGGCGCTACAGATCCCGCGCGTGACCCTTTCCGATTCCAGCGCCAGGCACGTCCTGCTGTGCCTGGCCAACTACGCCGGTACTGACGGACGCGGGGCGTTCCCTTCGGCCACCACTCTTAGCGAAGACACTGGCCTTTCCGAGCGCACAGTTCGTTCCAAGCTTGAGCTGTTGAGGGCGTCTGAACTGATCGTTCCAGGCAATCAGGCGCTGGCCGCTGTGTACATCGAACGTCATGACCGACGCCCAGTCGTCTATGACTTGCCGATAAAGCGGGGTGCAAATCCTGCACCCCGCAATGAACGGGGTGCAGATGACGGCACGGGGTGCAAATCACAGCATAACGGGGTGCAGAATTCGACCGAACGGGGTGCGAAATCTGCACCCAATACGTCACTTAACCATCAATTAACCGAACAGCAGCAGCCGCGCGAGGTTTCCGACGTGATCGCTGATCAGGACAAGCAGGCCCTGGAATCGACCGATGATCGTCAGCGCTTCGCAATGTTCGCCGACTGGGCACCGGACAGCCGTTACCTGATCGCCCAGGCTCAGATTGCTGGCGTCAAGCCTGCCGATATCCCTGACGCACTGATCCGCAGCTTCATCGGCTGGTTTGTGGCCAAGCAGAACACCGTAGACACATCCGCCGGTTGGTGTAACCGCTTGGTGGGTTGGTACGTGAAAGAGCGCGCCAAAGGCTCGCTGTCAGCCGATGAAGAATCGGCAGTCGGCGGCGACTGGGCTTCAAAGGGGGTGATCCTGTGAATGGGCCTGTTCGAGCTGGTTATCTGGTCCAGAATCGGAGAACCGATCCGACCTACACCCCACCGCCTGCGGTCTCTGTCGAGATCGACCCGGCCACCCGCCAAGTAATCGACGAATTGTTTCTGCGGCTGCGTGGAGCTTGCGGCGCATGGAGACAGTCTTGGCCGACCGAGGAAGTGATGAACGCCGCAAAACTGGAGTGGCTGGCGGAATTCATGCGCTCCGGGATCAACTCAATGGATCAACTGCGCCACGGTATGCGCATGGTCAGCGCGAGCAAATCAGCATTCGTGCCCGCGCCTGGCGTGTTCGTGAGCTGGTGTTTTGCTCCAGAGGGTCTTGGCCTACCCAGCGTCGAGGTCGCGTATTCCCAAGCTCTGCGTAACTCACACCCAGGCATGGAAGGGCGCGGTAAGTGGTTTCACCCGGCGATCTACCACGCCACTGCGGCCTCCGGCTTTCTCAGCCTGCAAACGCTTCCCCGCGATCTGGGTATGACCCGCTTTGAGCAGAAATACCTCGAGCAGTGCCGCAAGATTTGGCTTGGTGAAGAGTTGCCGCCCGTGCCTGTGGCGCAGCTCGCCGCGCCCGGCAAATCAATCACTCCCGAAGTGGGTAACAAGGCGTTGGCCGCACTTCGGGCCAAGCGCAGTGGGGATACACAATGACCGGCAGACGCCTGGCCCTTCCAGAAATTGAAACCTACCGATACGCGGTGTTCTGCTGCTCGTTCAAGTATGACTTGAGCTCGACGCCTGACCATGCATTGGCCTTGTTCGTTGATTTGGCGATGGCCAAGCGTTATGGAGCATGGATGTGGCCAAGCACTTTCGAGGTCGTCGACGTGGTTACGGGGCAGCCGCTATGAGCACCGATCTGATATTGCCCTGGCCACCAAAGGTTCTGAGTCCCAACGCCCGGACGCACTGGGCTACCAAAAGCCGTGCCGCAAAGGCGTACCGGAACACCTGTTATCTGCTTTGCCGTCAGGCTGGACTACCCGTACCCCAAGGCCGTGCCTTGCTTGCGCTTGAGTTCATACCGCCGGATCGGCGCCGGCGTGACGATGACAACTGCATCGCGGCGTTCAAGTCCGGACGAGACGGCGTTGCCCAAGCGCTCGGCATCGACGACAGCAGGTTCGTCACCCAGCTGCAGATCAGTGCCGAAACCATCAAGGGTGGCGCTGTACGCGTTCGAATTTCTGACTACGTTGAGGTTCCAGCATGAGCAATCAATTCAAGCCGGGCGACCTGGCGCTGATCGTCGGGGCATTCAGCATGGTCGAGAACATTGGTAAGCAATGTGAGCTGATCCAGCTGGTCCAGCTCGATGAAATTTACACCGCGCCTAATGGGCTTAAGTATCAGCATGCGGACGTTCCCGTTTGGATTGTTCGTGGTGAAGGTCTTTGCCGCTGGTTCGAAGATGGCACGGTTGAGCAAAGTGACTGGGGCTTATGCGCGCCCGTTCACCTAATGCCTCTACGCGACGACTTCGTCCCAGAGCAGCAAAAAGCCAATGAGGCGCAGCCAGCATGACAGCCGCCGTGCGCATCACCGACGCTGAAATAAAGCGCCAGGCTGCTGGCACCGAGCGTGACCTTCGCGACGTGGAGAACCGCGGCCTGTACCTGCGCTTTACGCGGGATCGTGCGCGAGCATCGTGGTACTTGATCATCAAGGGCAAATGGAACCTCGTCGGCAGCTTTCCCGATCTGTCAGCCAAGCAGGTCGTTGCGGCACTGCCTGCCATCCGCTTGCGGCTCGATGCCGGTGCCGGTTCCAACCTGTCGAAGTGGGTCACGACGGGCGAGCTGCTGGACTGGTACGCAGACCGCATGGCGCGCGACCGCAGCCTGTCCGAGAAGCGCAAGAAGACCGGCGCTTCGTTGATCAAATGCCACCTCAAGCCCCGTCTGGGCGACCTGCCGCTGACCGGCATCGACAAGGCCAGCCTGGACGATCAATTCATGTGGCCAGCGCAGGAGACCATCGGCATTGATTACGTGCGGTCGGCGTTCCAGCTGCTGGCCCTGGCATTCCGGCAGGCGTTCAAACTGCGGTTGATCGCGGCCAACCCGATGAAGGACATCAAGTTCAGCGACTTCTCAAAAGCCAAGGTCGGCATCAAGCCGTCCCGGCTTCGCGGCACTCAGCTGCAGGACCTGATCGCGCACCTGCTGACCGTGCTCGAGGACGAACCGGCGGACGGCCTGCTGGCGCTGATGATGCTTTGCCATGGCACCCGCATCGGCGAGACGCGGCAGGCGCGCTGGTCGCACATCAGCCTGGCAGAGCGTGAATGGTTCATCCCGGCCGAGAACACCAAGACCGGCGTCGAGCATAACCTGCCGCTGACAGACCAGGTACGCAACCTGCTGATCAGCTATCGGGACATTCAGTTGGCCGGCGGGTACAGAGGACAGTTCCTGTTTCCGTCCCGCAGCGGCAACGCGCTCAGCGAGGGCCAGGCGAGCGCCGTGTTCACCCGGTTGGGGCAGGGCGAGTGGACCAGCCATGACCTGCGCAAGGTCGCGCGCACCGGCTGGGCAGACATCGGCATCGACCACCTGATTGGCGAACTGCTGATCAACCACGCGATGGGCCACAACGTGAAGGTGTACATCCAGTCGGACGTGATGAGCCGCAAGCGCGATGCCCTTGAGAAGTGGCACGCGCATCTAGATTCAAAGGGCCTGAACCGCATTCAGACATTGACCGGCTTTAGATCGGGAGATTCTGGTAACGGGCTACAGGCCACGGAACATAAGGGCTGCAACCCTATTCAAGAATCAACCATAGGCGAGGTTTAAAAATGGCCGAATTAATCGCAAACGTGTTGTTTACAGGCCAGGTCGCCACGCTGGTTGAGGGTGAGAGCGCCGCCGACGGTAGCCCTATTTATGAATGCAGCGGCCGCCGTTATTCGGCCCCATTGCGGATTGGCGTTATGGACAAGCAAGGCAATCCAGTCCACGGCCAAAACCTTTGGGTGGCATTGAGGGCTATAGCGCCGGAGGCAGATCAGTGAAGAAGAGTCACGGCCCAGCGTTCCGTGCCGCCCGAATGGACCTGGCCCAGTGTTCGGCTTGCCGAGGTCGCGCAGTAATCAAGGGTGTTTTCCACGAAATGGCCTGCGTGCAGTGCAACGCCTCGGGCTGGGTCGACGCCGAGACAGGTGAAGCGCTGCCGCTGGAAGTGCTGGTGACGCAGCTGAGCATGCGCCTGCAGGCCTCAGATGCACGGGTAAAGTTTCTTGAGCATGAGGATCCAGCTGACCGATTCCGGAGAATTCATCTCTGTAAGCCTTACAGCGCGGAGTCCGAGCAGTACGAACGAAATAACCGCCGCGGTGCCGGTGGGTCGAATTACACAGGGGATTGACCATGAAAAAGCGTACATACGTCGACAAGCCATTGGGCGACACCGAATACCTGCTGGAAAACTGGGGCTCCTGGCGGATGTCTGGCATGGGCGTGCCGCGCTACGTCTCCCCACTGGCAGCGTTGAGGAATCAGTGCTGCCCAGAGCCTAGCGCAATGACTTATGTCATCACCGACGACACGGCAATGCTTGTGGATTCCGCCATCGCAAGGCTGATCGCGCGCAACCAGCAGATGGGTGATTTCATCTGGTGGTATTTCGGTTCGAAGTGGACGATGGTCCGGATCGCCGAGACTCACAAGATGTCGGAGCGGTCAGCACGCGAAATCATCCGTCAAGGGGTGGCATGGCTTGACGGTGCTTTGGGGAATTTTTGCGAAGCAGCGTAAAAAGTTCTTTCAGGCCTGATAAACACCTGTTTTGATGGCACGGTGTTTAGCTGTTCCAGCGCGGCACCCCACCCAATTCCAAAGGCTCGCCATATCGGCGGGCCTTTTTCATTTCTGGAGTAATGATGGACCCGACCGACCTCGGCCCAGGCACCGCCACCTGGCTGGGCGGCACGGGCACCATTCTGCTGGGTGGCTTCCTCTGGTTGAGGAAGTTCCTCTCCAGGGATGCGACCGATCGCGCCATGGACAACGCCGACATAGGCACCGTCCGCCGGCTGAACGAACTACTCGACTCGGAACGCCTGGCCCGCAAAGAAGCTGAGGCCCGAGCCGATCAGTTCGCCAAAGAGCGTAACGAGCTGGCTGCTGCTGTTGGCCGTATGGAAGGAAAGATCGAAGCCCTGACCGGCCAGGTCTCCCAGCTCACTGACAAAGTGACCAGCCAAAGCGCTGAGATAGCCCGTCTGCGTTCACAGCTCGGAGGTATCAACTGATGGAAAGATGCGTTAGAGACTTCATCGCCCGGCGGTGGTGGCGTCGCCTTGAAGTATGGGTGATTGCCTCGCTGCTGGTGACTGGGTCGTTTGCTCTGGGCTTCGGTGCCTCGCAATGGTCGCTTGCCAGTTGGTATAGCGCCCAGGTCGCCGAGGTGCGCCGGGGTTACGATGAGGCCACTGTGCAGCGCGACATGCGCCTGAACAAGCTGGCCAAGACTGCGACCGATGCAGCCGTAAAGGTTGAAGGTGCAGCCGGCAAGGCCACCGAAGCGGCAGAGGTGGCGAGCAAGGCAGCAGACAAGGTCAACGAGGCAGTAGAGCGGCAAACGCCGTAACGCGCCACAAATTCAAACATTGCCATTTCGTGGCGCGGAGAAAGTACATGACCGATACCAACACGCTGACTGCGGGTGCTGAGCTCAAGGTCGAGGCGCTACAAGGATTCGCCAGTGGCTTCATGCTTGATCCATTGGAGCAGGCCATCGAGTCCACTGTTCGCATGCTGCGTGATGAGCATCAGCAGATGGAGGATATGAATGCCAAGCAGGACACCCCATTAAGTGATCGACTGGGCTCGCACCTCGATGCGTTGCTGGCTATCCAGATCCAGCGCGTGAGCGGCGATGAGGATCGCAGCGGGCCGATGACGCACCAGCAAGTGGAGTGACACATGGCTCGACTGAAGACTCTCGGCAACCGCGTCGCTACCCAAGGCGACCGGGTAAGCGTCGCGCCGCCAGCTACTTGGCGAGCGGGCAAGACCACGGCGAACCAGCGAGGTTACAACTACGCATGGCAGAAAGCGCGTTTGGTCCATCTGGGCGCCTACCCGCTGTGCGTCTACTGCGACCGAGCTGGGCTAGTCGTAGCCGCGTCGGTAGTCGACCACATCATCGCCCACAACGGTGATCAGACCCTGTTCTGGGCACGATCCAACTGGCAATCCCTCTGCAAGACCTGCCACGACAGCGTGAAACAGCGCGAAGAGGCGAAAATACGGTCGTTTTGACCGGTTTTGGCGTGATTTGCACGGTTTTGGTGCGAAATCAGGCGTTTTGGAGGGGGGGGTCAAAAATATGGGGTTTTTCGGTTACTAGACCGCCCTCGACCGCACGTACAGATTTTTTCCCGCTCAGGATTTTTTGTTAATGGCCCTCACCCCTAAAAAACGCGCATTTGTCGATGCGGTCAGGGGAGGTGCGTCCAATAAAGATGCAGCCATAGCTGCAGGATACGCGGCTTCCAGCGCTGCGCAGGCGGGTGCGAGGCTGGCGAAAGACCCGTTCGTGATGGAGGCTTTAACAGGCTCGGCAGTTAACAAAAAAGTTAACAAATTTGTTAAAGGCAGCTCCCCAGCAGCGGCGTCATCCGCGGCACCTGTCGGCGAGCATGGCCAGGCTGAAGAACAGCCCGACGAGGCTTTCGATCTGTCGAAGGCTTTGCGCTTCTCCGACCCGAAAGACTTCCTGCTGGCAACGATGAATGACTTCGAGGCCGAGGCCAAGCTCCGGGTAGACGCAGCTAAGGCGCTCATGCCGTTCATTCACCCGCGCAAAGGGGAGAGCGGTAAGAAGGAGACAGCTAAGGACAAGGCCGCCGGCGCCGCTCAGGGCAGGTTCAGCGTGCGTAAAGGCCCGCTCTCGGTGGTGAAATGATGGAGTGGTCGACGTCCTGCACAGACTGGGAGCAGCGCATCGTCGCTCGCCAAAGCCTGATTCCTTTCGAGCCTCTGTTCCCGGATCAAGCAGCTGAGGCGCTGAATGTCTTCGGCGACCTGCGCATGGTGGATGCTACCGGCAGCCCTTTGATGTGCGAGACAGTCCGGCCTTGGGTGAATGAATTCGTCGCCGCGATATTCGGCGCATACGACCCGTACAGCGGTCGTCGGATGATCAGCGAATTCATGCTGCTGATCAGCAAGAAGAACGGCAAGTCGACCATTGCCGCCGGCATTATGCTGACTGCTCTGGTACTGAACTGGCGCACCTCTGGCGAGTTCATCATCCTGGCGCCGACCAAGGAGATTGCCGACAACTCCTACATCCCCATACGGGACATGGTGAAGGCCGACGAAGAGCTATCGGCCTTGCTCAAGGTTCAGGATCACTTGCGCACCGTTACGCACATGCAGACCGGCGCGACCCTCAAGGTGGTGGCAGCCGACAGCGAGACGGTATCGGGTAAGAAAGCCATCGGCGTATTCATCGACGAATTATGGGTCTTCGGCAAGCGAGCCAATGCCGAGGCCATGCTGCGCGAGGCTACTGGCGGCCTGGCCTCAAGGCCTGAGGGCTTCATTATCTGGGCTACGACCCAGTCCGATGCACCGCCTGCTGGCGTGTTCCGGCAGAAGCTGCTTTACGCACGCCAGGTGCGCGACGGTCTCATAGTCGATAAGTCGTTCTTGCCGGTGCTCTACGAATTCCCGAAACACATGATCGACGCGGGCAAACACCGCGATGTTAAGCACGCGTACATCACCAACCCGAATCTGGGGCTGTCGGTAGACGAGCCGTTCATTGAACGCGGCTTCACCCAGGCGCAGATCGACGGCGAAGAGTCGTTCCGTGGTTTTCTCGCCAAACACTTGAACGTCGAGATCGGTTTGGCGCTGCGCTCTGATCGATGGGCCGGTGCTGAGTTTTGGGAAGTGCAGGCCAAGCTCCCCGGCCTGACGCTGGACGATCTGATCGAGCGCTGCGAAGTGATCGATATCGGCATCGACGGCGGCGGTCTGGACGACCTGCTTGGGTTTGCGGCAATTGGGCGTGACAAGCACACGCGCCAGTGGCTTTTGTGGACGCATGCCTGGGCTCACCCGTCGGTGCTTGAGCGCCGTAAGGGCGAGGCGCCACGGCTTCATGACTTCGCCAAAGAGTGCCATCTAACCATGGTTCAAGTCATTGGCGATGACCTCGAGGAAGTCGCGGACCTGGCTGCCCGCGTCGAGAAGGCCGGGTTGCTGGATCAGGTCGGCGTTGACCCGGCTGGCATTGGTGGTGTGCTTGATGCGCTGGTCGCCGCTGGCGTACCGCAGGACAAGATCATCGGTATCTCTCAGGGCTGGAAGCTGGGCGGCGCGATCAAGACTACCGAGCGCAAGCTGGCTGAGGGCGGGCTGATCCACGGCGGCCAACCCATGATGGCCTGGTGCTGCGGTAATGCCAGGGTCGAGCCGCGTGGCAACTCGATCCTCATCACCAAGCAGGCTTCGGGCTCGGCCAAGATTGACCCGCTGATGGCCACCTTCAACGCGGTATCCCTTATGTCACTCAACCCTGAAAGCAAAGGCGGGATGGATGACTACTTGAATAATGGTTTCTTCGGACTTGTAGGCTGACTATGTCATTTCGTTGGTACAACCCACTGACGTGGCGTTTCTTTGGCTACACCGATCCGTTGACCGGTGACTACGTCGAAGTCGATCTTGAGATAGGTGGCAAGCGCACCAAGGCTGGCGTGCGTATCACGTCAAAAAATGCGCTGAGCATCGGCATTGTCTGGTCTTGCGTGAAGATTCTGTGCGAATCGGTGTCCGGGCTGCCGCTCAAACTATATGACGACCAGGACGGCAAGCGTGTGTTGGTCCCGTACAAGGACCGGGCAGCAAGGGTGCTGCGCAAGCCCAATCCCTATATGACTCGGCTGAATTTCCTGAAAGCGGCCGTCGTGAACATGGCGTTGCGAGGGAACAGCTACAACCTGATCGAGCGCGCGGCGAACGGCGATCCGATAGCGTTTCTGCCAGTTCCGTTTGACTCGGTTGAGGTCAATACAGACGGCGACCTGATTTATTTCGTGACCCTGGCTGGCGAGCGGTTTCCGGTTTCTCCCGAGAACATGCTGCATTTCAAGTTGTTCAGCATCGACGGCATCGTTGGGCTTTCCCCTATCGAGTACCAAGCCGAAACGATGGGGTTGGCCAAGGCCGCGCAGGACTGGTCGGCGCACTTCATGCGCAAGGGCGGATTCACTGGCGGCTATGTGATCTACGAGCAGTTCCTGACCAAGGAACAGCAGGCGCAGGTCATGGAGAAATTCCCAGACGTGCGCAAAGGTGACGCCGCTGACATCGGCAAGATGGCGATTTTGCAGGGCAACCCCAAGATCATACCGGCGGGCCTCAGTCAGAAGGACAGCCAGTTCATTGAGTCTCAGCAGTTTCAGGAAGAGGCGCTTGCAGGTGTGTGGGGCGTTCCGCTCTATCTGGCTAACCGGGCCGGTAAAACCTCAATCATGGGTTCGAATCTGGAGCAGCAAACCAGCGGCTTCGTAACCTTCGGCCTCAAGCCGTACCTCGACGCCATCGAGGACGAGCTCAACGACAAGCTGTTTGCAGGCACGACTCGCTTTGTCGAGTTCATCGTGGAGGGCCTGCTGCGCGCTGACAGCGCTGGTCGATCGGCTTACTACACAGCGGCCCTTGGTGGCTCCGGCGGCTCTGGCTGGATGGCTATCAACGAAGTCCGCGAAAAAGAAAACCTGCCCCCGCTATTGGGCGATCAATACAACCAGGTCACCCGATGGGAGATGCAGACCAATGCTGACAAAAATTGAAGTTCCCTTCGAGGTAAAGGCCGTTGATGACGCCGGTAACTTCGAAGGTTATGCCTCGGTGTTCAACAACGTTGATCTGGGCGATGACGTGATTCTGCCGGGCGCTTTCACCAAGGTGAAGGCAACGCGGGGAGGGCGCTTGAAGCTGGCGCTGTTTCACGACCTGACTCGCCTGGTTGGGTCTGCCGAGTTCACCCAGGACGCCCACGGCCTGTTCCTGAAAGGCAGGATCAACCTTGCCGTCAGCTATGCCCGTGATGCCTACGAGCTGATGAAGGAGGGCACGCTGGACAGCATGTCCATTGGCTTCAACACGCTGCTGTCGAGTTACGAAGAGCGTGCAGGCCGCCAGATTCGCATCATCAAGGAGGCTGAACTGTGGGAAGCCTCAATCGTCCCGTTCGGCATGAACCCCGAGGCGACCATTACCGACGTGAAGTCGGATATCAGACTTTTTGAAAAGGCCCTGCGTGAACGTATGGGCCTTTCGCAAAAGGAGGCGGCTGCGGTCGCCTCGCTCGGCTATACCGCCGTCCACCGTGATGGTGGTGCAGCGGACACGGTGATCGTGGATGAGCTGAAAGCAATCTCCCAACTGTTCAATACCCAATTTGGAGTTCAGCCATGACCGCTGACGTAAAAGAAATTCGCGAATCCCTCGAAAAGCAACTCAAAGAGGGCTTCGGCACCCTGCAAGTGAAGTACGACGCCGTTTCTGACGAGCTGGAAAAAGGCAACACCGTGGCTGGCGATCTGAAAAAGCAGATCGAAAATCAGAAGGGCGAACTGGAACGCGTCATTGAACAAGTGCAAATTCTCGAAGAGAAGGGCATCAAACTGCGCGGCCAGGGCGGCGAGAAGAAAGGCTTTATCGATTTCGTCAAAGGCAATGACGATTTCAAAGCGATGACCTCGCGCAAGCAGGACAAGGCTGAAATCGAGATCACCAAGTCCGACATGGCGTCGATGACTGAAATGAAAGTCACCAGCTCGGGCTTGGTGGTCCCTCAGTACGATCCGATCATTCAGGACGTGCCGCGCCAGAACTTGCTGATTCGCGACCTGATCCCAAGCACGCCAGTCGATGGTAACTCCTACAGTTACTTTATCGAGAACGTCCATACACGCGGCGCCGCGATGGTTGCTGAAGGCGGCGTGAAGCCCACCAGCAACGTTACCTTCACCAAGAAGGAAGACACCATCAAGAAGATGGCAGTCTGGATGCCTATCACCGATGAGGCGCTGGACGACGTGCCGCAGCTGTACTCCTACATTCAGGAACTGCTGCGCTACGACTTGAAGCTTGAAGAAGAGGGCCAAATCCTCAAGGGCGATGGTCAAGGCAACAACCTCAACGGCGTCATGACCCAAGCGAGAGCATTTGACGCTGCTCTGTCCAAGCTTGGTGACACCGCTATCGACACCGTGCGCCGCGCGATTTACCAGGTCCGCAAGCAGTCCAAGCGCGCCGCAGATGCGGTGGTCATGAGTGACCTCGACTGGATGAACATTGAGCTGCAGAAGGATGCGGATAACCGCTACCTGTTTGCCAACCTTCAAGGTCTGGTTACCCCTATCCTCTGGGGTCGCCCGGTGGTTGCCTCGGACAGCATGGACGAGGGCGATGGCGACACCACTGGTGGCGAGTTCCTGACTGGCTCGTTCGCCCAGGGCGCGCGCATCTACGACCGCATGGCGTTCACCGTGAAGGTCGGCATGATCAATGACGACTTCGTGCGTAACCAGCGCGTAGTGCTCGTCGAAGAGCGTCTTGGCCTGGCGGTCCGCCGTCCATACGCCTTCGTCAAAGGTCGTTTCGCGGCTTAACAAGCACCACCTTCTTCACAAGGGCCTGACGGCCCTTTTTTATGGGAAAAGAAAATGAAAATTCGAGCGCTGTGGGGCTTTAAAGGTATCCAAGAAGAGTTGGAAAACGGCACGGGCCAGGCCCGCGCCGGCGAAGAGTTCGAAGTGAGCGACGAATACGGGCACACACTGGTGGGCAAAGGGTTGGCGGCGGAAGTTGACGGCAAAACCGCTCCTAAGACCACCAAGCAGGCCAAGCCCGAAGAGAACAAGTAAATGATCGACCTGGCGCGCGTGAAGCTCCACCTCAAGGTGGACGGCGAAGAGGAGGACACGCTCATTGCCGGCTACGTCGAGGCGGCCAAGTCTCACGTCGCCATGCACTGTGACCGGGAGTTGGTCGAGGGAAATCCAACCGGCCCAGAGCAGATGGGTTTTACCCCGGACGTCGAGCAGGCTGTGCTGCTGATGGTCGGTCACTGGTATGCAAACCGCGAGACAGTTGTGATCGGCACCATAGCCTCTGAGGTTCCAATGGCCGCCGAACGTCTGCTTTGGTACAGGAAGCGATTCTGATGAGAGCAGGCTCAATGCGACACCGTCCTACGCTCTACAAGCCTGCGCGGGTCAAGAATCGAACCGGTGGTTTTGACGACACCTGGATAGAGTCCGGCCAGCTTTGGGCCGAGTTCACGCTGCCTACCGGCCGTATCGAGGCCGTTGCTGAAAAGCTTTCTGCGGTGGTTACCGCAGAAGTCCGGGTAAGGCCTCGGCCGGATCTGGTTGCAGGCTGCCGCCTGGTGAATAGAGGCATCACCTATCTGATTGTGGCTGCATTGCCAGACAACGAGCTTTCAATGCTCCGTCTGCTCTGCACCAATGTCCCCAACCCTTGAGGAAATCCCATGAATGTTAGAGCACTTGCCAACATCTCCGGCGCCGTAGGCGAGCGGACTACAGGCGATGAATTCACCGTGGACGCTGCTACGGCAAAGTCTCTGATTGAGCGAGGCCTGGTCGAAGAGGTCAAGAACACCCCGGCGCCGAAAGCTGACAAGGCAAAGGAGTAACCCATGGCGCGCCGGTCCCGTATGTCCGGTGACTTCAAGCTACGCCGGACGCTGCGCAACATCCATCAGAACGTGGATAACGAGCTGCGCCCGGCCATGCAGGAGGCCGCCAACAAGATCCTGGCCACCATGAAGTCGACCATCCCTCGGGACACTGGCGAAGCGGCTGGCGCCCTGAAGGCGTTTGTCTCCAAAAGTGGCTTGGATGCGCAGATCGGCATTCGTGGCAAAAAGGACAACCGCCGATTCTTTTACCTGCGGTTTCTGGAATATGGCACCAAGGGCTACGACGGGAAAAAGCGAGCGGGCAACCGTAGTCGCTCGGTCAAGAATAAGTCGGACGGCTCCACGTTTTTCGGCAAGTACCCGAGCATACCTGCGCTGCCGGCTCATCCGTGGTTGCGGCCTTCGCTGGACGTGAACCGGGAGGTGGTGATGGCAGACATCCGCGCCGCCGTGAATCGAACGCTGAAGAAGGCCAGCCAGGGAGGAAACGATGGCTGATCCGTCCGTTGCCCTGCAGGTCGCACTTTTCGAGCGGCTACAGGCCGAGGTGTCATGCCCCATTTACGATGGTGCACCGCTGGACACGCCTATGCCGTATGTCTCCATCGACCGCGAAATCTCGACCAACACCAGTCCTATCGCCGGGCGCAAGCGTCAGCAGCGCCTGCTCTACCTTACCGTTTGGTCGGATGCTCACGGCCAGGCCGAGGTCAAGCGCATCAACGCTGAGGTAACCGCCGCGCTGGATGAGCGCCCCCTGCCGCTGGAAGTTGGCAGGGCGGTGTCTGTCCGCGTAGAGCGCGCGGATTCACAGCGTGATGCAGACGGCGTCACGTACATGGGCGCTATAACCGTCCGCGTCATCACCACTCACTGATTCAACATCTGCCGCCTCGCGGCTTTATCCAATGTGCCTTTTGGAGGATTTTCCATGGCCGACGACAATTTGAACACCGCTGCAGGCTGCCGACTTGGCCTCGGCACCAAGACCGGCGCCGATACCGAAGCCGATTACAAACAGGACGTATACGTCGACGTTGGCGAAATCGAAGACCTGGGCGAGTTTGGCGATACCTTCAGTTCGGTGACCTTCACGTCGCTGAAGGATGGCCGCGTGCGCAAGTACAAGGGCACTGCTGACGCTGGCGACATGACGCTGACTGTTGGCCTCGACAACGGCGACGCGGGTCAAAAGGCCGTGAAGGTTGCCCACAAGGACCGCTCCAAGGGCGATTACAACATCAAGGTCACACTGAACGACGGTGACGCGACGGCCACTCCGGTCGTGCTGCCGACCACCTTCTACTTCCGTGTGAAGGTGATGAACAACACCGTCGCGCCTGGCGCAGCGGACAACGTTGTGCGCCGTAACATCACAATGGGCATCAACTCCGATGTCCTTGAAATTGCTGCCGGCCCTGCCGCCTGATCGGGTGAACCATGAGCAAGACATTGCACGGCAACATCGATCTTGTCATTGGCGGGGCCACCTACCAACTGCGGCCGACCCTGGCTGCCGTCCGCGCTATCGAGGCGCGTTTCGGCGGACTCCGAGGCGCAGCCAGCGCGCTGCATCAGGTCAGCGTGGACGGTGCCGCGCTGATCATCGCTGCTGGTGCCAACCTAACTGAAAAGCAGACGGAAGGCTTGGCAGAGGCGGTATGGCAGGCGGGCGTAGCAGACATGACCCCGCAGCTGAACGATTACCTGGCAGCCCTGTACAACCCGCGCGGTGGCGAGCCGGGAAAGGAGCAGCCGACGGAGTCAGCGCCGTAGAGGCGGGGAGCTACGTCGATCGGCTTTACGCGGTGGCCACCGGCTGGCTCGGTTGGTCACCGCAAGTGGCTTGGCATACCTCGCTGCCTGAACTGTTCCTCGCGATGGACGCGAAGATCGAGTGGGCACGCATGACCAGCCCTTTCCCCAGCAGCACCCAGCCCAGCCCCCAATCCAAACCCAAACCGACGACTGTCGCGCAGAAGCTGCGCATGGCGCTCACCGGCAAGGGCAGCACATAACGTTTTTCCGGAGTTCCTTACGTGGCCGATACCGACGTCCAAGGCATGCTTGTCCGCATTGAAGCCACCACGGCGCAGCTGCGGCAGGAACTGACGCGCTCAGAAGGTTCGGTGTCGAGCACAGCTCATAACATCGATCAAAGCCTGGGCCGGATCGACAACGCTTTCGACCGAGTGAACGCCAGCGCCCAGACCGTGGGCCGTGCGGTCACATCAGCATTCGATCAGATCGGCGCCGGTAACCTGGCCGCTGCTGGTTCGATCGCCGGGTTGGTGGCGCTGACGACCAGCACCATCGATTACGCGAAAGAGGTCAAGAACCTTTCGGCGCTATCGAACACCACGGTCGAAGACTTCCAGCGCATGGCCTTTGGTGCAAAAACTGTCGGCGTTGAGCAGGACAAACTGGGCGACATCCTAAAAGACACCAACGACCGCGTCGGCGAATTCCTGCAGCGCGGCGGCGGCGAGATGTCTGATTTCTTCAAAGAAATCGCGCCGAAGATCGGGGTAACTGCTGGCCAGTTCGCCAATCTGTCCGGGCCACAGGCCTTGCAGCTTTACTACACCTCGCTCGAAAAGGCCGGTCTGAATCAGCAGCAGATGACGACCTACATGGAGGCGATGGCCGACGAAACCACGGCATTGATTCCACTGCTGCGCAATAACGGCAAAGGGTTCAAGGAGTGGGGGGATCAGGCCGATCGCGCGGGCTCGGTTATCTCAGAGTTTAACGTCAACCGCCTCGTCGCTGCGGGGCAGGCTATTTCCGGTTTGAAAGCAACCTTCTCCGGGGCGGCCAACCAGATCACCATCGGCCTGCTGCCAGGTATCGAGAGCATCACCAAGTCTCTACAGGGCTTGAGCGACAACGGCGGCGCTCAGCGTCTGGGCGAGACGATCAGTTTTCTGGCTGAGAACGTGGATGTACTGGTCGCAGCGCTGGGCGGCAAGATGGCGGCGGCTTTCGCCAAGTTCGCCATTGATGCGGTGACATCGTCGGCGACGGCTACCAAGGCGATGCTCACCAACATCGCCACCACCAAGGCCTCTGCTATCGCCAAGGCCGAGGAAACGGCGGCCTCGGCAGCGTCCGCTGCGGCCAAGCTACGTGAATCCGTCGCGGCCTACTCCGCCGCTCAGGCAGTGGAAGCGGAGACGATCGCGCGGCTCGCCCAGGTGCAGGCCGCTCGCCAGGCGCTCGCTTATCAGGCGCGGCTGGCCGTTGGCACGGTGGAAGAGACGCGATACACCGCCGCTCTGGCTGCAATGGACACGGAGCTGGCGGCAGCCAAGACGGCGGCAGCAGCTGCCACCCAGCGCCTTGCAATCGCTACCGCTGCGTCTTCGTCTGCCATGGTGCGTGACACTGCAGCCACGACCGCCAACGCGGCAGCCCAGGCTCAGGCCGCAGCTGCCAAGAACGTGCTGGCGCGGGCGAGCTCGTCGCTGTTGGCGCTGCTGGGCGGCCCGGCTGGCATTGCGGCGCTGGCGATTGGTGTCGGCGTGGCGTTCCTGGCTATGGGCTCCAACGCCCAGACCGCACGCACAGACGTAAACGATCTGAAACGATCGGTCGAAGAGGTGCGTAAGGAATTCGCTCAGCTGACCCGCGATCAGCAGCAGGGCGCACTGGTGCGTGTCACCGAGCAGCAACGCGACTCGGCCAAGGAAGCCGCAGATGCATTCGAGGGCCTGCGCACGTCGATGCAGCGTGCGCTCATCGGGCCGCGCTCCAGCGAAGCCGGCGGCAAACAATTTGCGACGTTGGCAAGCAGCATGGAGGAAGCGAGGAAGGCCGGACAGCCGCTGTCCGACACGATTCTCAAGGTCGGTCAACAGCTCGGCATCCCGCAGAAACAGCTGGACGGCTGGGTCAAACAGTCCGAAGCGGTCAGCACGCTCGACGTTAATACCAACCTGCTGGCGGCCCGCCAGGCGCTGTACACCAAGCAGCTCGACGGCAGCACCAAAAGTACGAAGGACAAGACCGACGTCGATATTGCCGCCGACAACGCCGGCAAGAATTATCAGCAGACCCTCGACAAGCAGATCCATGCGCTCAAGGACAAGACGAAGCTCGAGGAAGCCGACCGGTTCATTACCGAGAACAAGATCGATCCACAGGGCGCCCTGGCAAAACAGATTCGGGATACCGCCAAGGCCTACGACGCCCAAAAGGACGCGGACAAGTCTGCGACAGAGTCGGCGCAAAAACATAAAGAGGCCCAGAACAAGCTCGAGCAGCAGCTCAAGACCGCTGCTGATGCCTACGCCAAGCTCAAGGAAAGCTTCGATCCGGTCAGTGCGGCGGCAGACGAACAGTCGAAAAAAACCGATGAACTTCGGCTGCTCTACAAGTCCGGGAAGATTTCCACGGAAGAGTACGGCCAAGGCCTCCAGTGGCTAAAACAGCAGTATGACCAGACCGTGGCGTCGGCCAACGGCATGGCTGAGGCCTTGAAATACGAGGCCGACCTGCAGCGTCAGCTCGCGCTCGCCAGCGCTTCATATGGGCAGACGGCCTCGGCGGTCGGCATGGGCAGCAAAGAGGCCGAGCGGGCGCAGGCTCGCCTGTCGCTGGAGCAGGACACCAACAACAAGGTGCTGGCTTTGCGCACCGAGCTGGCAACCGCCACCACGGACAAGCAACGCCAGGCATTGGAAACGCAAATTGCACTCACTGAGCAATATGGCGCCAGGCAAGTGCAGGTCATGCAAGACGGCTGGCAAAAGGTGGATCAGGCGCAAGGCGACTGGTCGAAGGGTGCGAGCGCTGCGTGGCAGAACTACCGGGACGACGTTGCCAATATCGCCGGACAGACCCAGTCGCTCATTTCTGACGCGTTCGACGGCGCCGAGGATGTTCTGACCGAGTTCGTAAAAACCGGAAAGCTGTCGTTCAAAAGCCTGGCTGACTCCATCGTCGATGACTTGATCCGCATCCAGGTGCGCAAGGCGCTGGTTGGCGCCGTGTCATCTTTTGCCAGCAGTGGCCTGGGATCAGGTATTGCCTCGGTGTTTCAGGCCGATGGCGGTGTCTGGGATCGCGGCGTGCAGAAGTTCGCCAAGGGCGCCGCTTTCACCAACTCCATCGTCAACACCCCGACGCTTTTCGGTATGGCTGGCGGCAAGACCGGCATGGCGGGCGAGGCGGGGCCAGAGGCAATCATGCCCCTGACGCGGGCTTCCGACGGCTCGTTGGGTGTCCGCATGGTAGGCGGTGATGCAGCTGGCGGTAGTACGGCGACAACCTCGACCGCTCTGGGCAGCGTTACCCAGAACTTCACCTTCCAGGGCAACGCTGACGCCGTATCGAGAGCCGAGGTTCGGCGCGCAGCCCAGGAGGGCGCACAGGCGGCATATCAAATGGTGCTTAACGATTTCAAAACCAACGGGCCAGCCCGGCAACTGATCAACCGCTGAGTACCAGCATAAGGAGGCGTCATGGCGCACGATTGGCCTGAATCGCTTGAGCCATCGCAAACAACATGGGGTGTCACTTACAACAACCGCGCATTTACTTCCATTCTGTCGAACTCACAACAAATCCTTGGCTACCCCGGCGCGTACTGGATATGCACGATGACCTTCGGCGTGCTGTTTGATGAGGACGAGCGACAGCTCACCTCGCTGATCGGGAAGCTGCAGGGCATGTATGGGACTGTGAATATTCCCGCTATCACCCGTACCCGAGTCGACGATATCGGTGATGCGGTAGTGGTTTCAGGTTTTTCCCAAGCCACGTTTATGACCATCGGCGGCGTGATACCCAGCGCCAAGGTGTTTTCAATGGGTGACTACATCACTGTTGGCGGTGAAATGTTCGAGGTGATAGAGGATGCCAGTTCGACCGCGGAGGGCAGGGTGCAAGTTTCGCTCAACAAGCGCATCAGAAAAACGCTGACCGTGGGCGCGCACGTTGAATATCGCAACCCCTACTCGGAGATGCGCCGTTTAGACGATACCCACCAGGTGGTTCAGGATCCCTTGGTATCCAACAGTGCTTTGCAATTCAGGGAGGCGTTCTGATGCCCTCAGCATTTCCTTTTAGTCAGCGCGTGGTGGATATCATCGCCACTGGCAAGTTCATGCCGGTCTATGCCGTGCAGCTGGACTTCGCCGATGGCATGGTGTTCGCCCATACCGGTACCGGTGAGCTGGTTGTCGACGGCATCACCTATGAAGGTGTGGGCAATTTTGGCCAGGTCAGCCAGTCGCAGGAAAGCGACAACTCAGGTTCGCCAATGTCGGTCGACCTGACGTTGAGCGGGCTGGACTCCTACATCCTGTCCGAAACGAACGTGCGCGGTTGCCGGGGCCGAATGGCCAAGGTCATCTTCGTCGTGTTCGACGAGGCCGGTAACTACGCCGCCGACATCCTGTTTTCCGGGCGCATGGACGCCGCCAAATTCTCGTTCGCAGGGAATGGCCAGGAAGGCAACACCATCACCGTGCCGGTCATTGACCGCATGGCCGAGTGGAGCCGTACCGGCACCGAGCGCTGGACGGACGAAAACCACCGCGCCCGGCACCAGGGCGACCGATTTTTCTACGCAATCGCGCAAATGTCCGAATGGCCCATCTACTGGGGGTCTGCCAAGGATGCGCCGACCTTCACCTACGGAAATTAGCTATGCGCCATCGAGACTGGACCACGCGTCTGCACGAAGTAATCAAGGCTGCCCAAGGGCGGCCTTTTTTGTGGGGCGAATTTGACTGTTGCCTGTTCGCCGCCGACTGCTCGAGCGCCGTGTGCGGTGTCGATCCTGCAGAGCAATACCGAGGCACCTACAAGACCGAGGCGGGCGCCAAGCGTGCGCTGAAAAAGCGTCACGGCAGCCTGGAAGCTGCGTGGGACGCGTGCTTTGCAAGGGTTGCAGTTCCGTTCATTCAGCGCGGTGACGTCGTGATGTACGAAGCACCGGCAGGACGCAGCATGGCCGTGTTCTGGGCGGGCGATTACTGGGCAACTACCGATGACGGCGTTGCCCGAGTTATGTGTGAGCCGCTCGCGGCGTGGAGGGTTGAATAATGGGCAGTGGCGTTAAAAAACTAGCCCAAGTCGCAGTGGGTGCAATAGTTGGTTTTGCTCAGGGCGGCCCATGGGGCGCGGCGGTGGGCGCTGGCCTGGCCTTCTACGCGGCATCACAGCAGGAGAAGCTCAACACCAAATCACCGTTGCGCGACAACGAGCCATCCGCCCAGACGGTGAGGTCGTCGAAAGCGCCGATCCGTTTCATCCTCGGCCGTGTATCAACTGGTGGCGTGCTGGTCTGGGCGCAGGAGCAGTCTGGCACCGCAACCGAGGGCGAGCAGCTGCACCTGGTCTACGTGCTGTGTGAAGGCGCGATCGACGGCCTGGAGAATATTTACCTGGGAGAGGAAGAGATTGGTTCGTTCGGTGAGTTCGCCAGTTATGAGCTGATCGTCAATCCGACAGAAGTTAACCCGTTTCTGAAGGCCAACTGTCCCGACTGGAAAGATAGCCAGATCGGGCGCGGCCTGTCGTTCCTGCGAATCACTCTGAAGTACAGCGCTGAGAAATTCCCGTCGGGAATTCCCGAAATGCGCGCTGTAGTACGAGGTCGAAACGACATTTATGACCCGCGCACTGGGAACAATGCCTACACCGAGAACACGGCGCTGCACATCCTCTGGTACCTGCGTAACCGCTGCAACGTGCCAGATGATGAGATTGTGTTTGAAACTTTCGCCAGTGCCGCCAATGTGAGCGACGAGGCCGTTACCAATGCCGATGGCTCAGTCAGCCAGCGCTATCGTACCTCCTGCGTGATCGGTGCCGACGAGCAGCGCCCGGGCGTACTGCAGAAGCTGGAAGCGTCGTGCGCCGGCAAGCTGATTCGCGTCGGCGGCCGCTGGATGCTCCAGGCTGGTGCCTATTACGGTCCTTATGACTTCGAGATCACCGAAGACATGATCATCGGCACCGTGTCCGGCAGCACCGAGTCGACCAACGATTCTGCCATCAACACGGTGCGCGGCACGTTCATCGATCCTGAACAGTCCTGGACCGAGACGGATTACCCAGAGGTCAGCGTTTCCGAATGGATTCTTGAGGACGGCGGCGAAGCTGCAGAGACGATGACGTTCTCTTATGTGACCGACGCGTATCAGCCTCAGCGCCTGGCGAACATCGCTATGCGCCAACGCCGGGCTGGCGGTGCGATCAGCCTGCCGATGAACTTCTGGGGCTACAACTGTCGGCCTGGCCGTGTCGTTCGCGTGAACCTGCCATCCCTGAACATCCTTGGCGAGTTCATCGTCTCTGACTGGTCCATGGGCGACAGCGAAGGCTGCACGGTGCAGGTCAAGCAATATGAAGCGGCAATCTTTGATGATGCCGTGGGCCAGGCTTACAACCCGCTGGGCTTCATCAACCTGCCCAGCGGCGGGCTTGGATCGCCTACCGGTCTGAAATGGACGCCAGACGATACGGCCGAAGTTGTTCAAGGCGTGCTTTCCTGGGTTCCGCCCTCTGGCATCGTCACGTCTTACGCGGTTGTTGTGCGTCAAGCGGGCAAGGCCATCCAGGCTCAGACGCTTCCTGCGAGCGCCAGCCAGTGCAATTTGAGTGGGTTGGTTTCTGGCACCTACACCATGAGCGTCGCAGCGATCGGCCCAATGGCACGGTCTGGAGAGGCCACGCTCAGCGTAAACGTGGGCGGCCCGCCTATGCCCGAATCGTGCGTTGTTCAGTCTTCGCTGGACTCCATCACACTGATTCCAAAAAACGTCATTCAGTCTTTGAACGGCGGGACGTATGAGTATTTCTTCACCACAAACCCGCAGGCTCCGGTTGCAGATGCCACCTATATCGGCCAGGGCCTGAGCTTTACCCACACAGGACTGGGGTTCTACAAAAACTATTACTACTACGTTCGCTCGACCAACGCTTACGGCAAGAGCCCGTTCCTGTACGTGCCTGCAGCGACATCGAACGATGTGACCGCATACTTGGAGGCGCTGACTGGCCAGCTAACCGCAAGCCAGTTTGGCAAGGATTTGCTTTCAAAACTTGAGAAGATCGACGGAAACGGTCCAGATTCGGTCAATGCCCGCTTGGCGATAGTCAGAGCAGCGCTGAACGAGCAGATCGCTGACGTTGACGGTGCGCTGGCGGATGTCAGAGCCGAGCTGCAGCAGCAGATAGACAGCATCGCCGACCTTGCCGACTCCATGCCATACAAGCCAGACGGGACTTACAAAGCCGGGCAGGGCGTCCTGGGCTCGGACGGCATCATTTACCAGGCCACGCAGAACGTACCGGTCAATACTCCGCCCCCGAACACCACCTACTGGCTGAACGTTGGCCAGGCGGTTGCCACGGCTGTGGGGTTGGCGTCTCGGGTGCAGACCGTCGAAACAAAGGTCACGTCCATAGAGGGCGTCAACACCGCGCAGGCGCAACAGCTCACCGGCCTGCAGACGTCTCTGGATGGCAAGGCCTCGGCCAGCAGCGTGCAGTCCATCGGCAACCGGGTTACCGCTGCCGAGGGCACGCTGAGCAGTCAGGGTTCGGCCATCATCGGCCTGAACAACGCGCTCCCAGGCAAAGCCAACGTGGCGACTGTCGATGCCCTGACCAACACGGTGAGCCAGCAGGGAAGCGCGATCACGTCGCAAGGCCAGTCGCTGATAAACATCGCGGCTTCGATTGCCACGGTCGGCGGGCAAAACCTGCTCTACAACCCATCGTTCGAGAAGCGCGGCACCATCGGTGCGGGCCTGGTCTCGGACGGTTGGGAAATTGGTGGGTCGGCGACTGTCACCAGCACCAGCTACGTCCAATCAGGCATTGATTCGAAAGGCGTAGCGCAGCGGTTCGACGCTATCAACCTAAGCGCCGCCCGGTACATCGACATCGTTCCGTCGAACAACCGCCGACCTTCGGCTGGGCCTAATCAGCCCTTTACGTTCTCCTGCTACATCAGGGCGACTGCAGGGCTTGCGGTCCGCATTTTCCTGCAACCTCTCGATAATTCGTCTCAGGTGCTATCGACTGTCAATTCGGACACGTTTATTGCCGATGGGAACTGGCAGCGCTATAGCTTGACCATCAAGGCACTGCCTACAGGCTGTGCACTGGTCCATTGCATCACTCGTCTCAACTCTGCGAACTCGCAGACGGCGGGCTTCATGGAAGCTGACAGGATGCAGGCCGAGCTGTCTGGGGTAGTAAGCGGCTGGCAGGACAACGCCGAAACGATAAAGGCTGATGTTGCTGGACAAGCCGAGGCCACCAGCGCGATCGGCGCTCGCGTAACGAAGAACGAAACCAGTATTACCAGCGCCAGTAATCAATTGGTGTCGCTGAGCAACAGCATCGGCAACGCGGGCGGGCAGAACCTGTTTTTCAACCCGGCCTTTTCCAAGGAAAGCGCATCTGCTGGTGTGGCTGAGGGCTGGCTGATTGATGTTGGCCCAGGCGGTGGAACGCATGCCGCTTCGCTGGTGCCTTCCTGGCTGATCAGCTCCGAGAAATCCCAACGGCTTGACGTTACTGGGTTGAACCTCTCAAACAGCTATCGCAGCATCAGGGTTTCAACTGCGATCTACTGGCCAAAGGTCACGGCAGGTAACTCAGTGGTTGCTTCGTGCTACGTGCGCGCCACTGCAGGGCTGGTCTTCAAGATATTCATCCAAGGCGTTAACGCCGCCGGCACCGACGCGGTGACCGTTTCTGGTCCGCTTATTGTGGCCACTGGTGGCACTCAGCGAATCGTCTACGACTACCCGAACCTGCCGGCCGGAACTGCCTCTGTGCAGGTCTACTTCCGGCTGTATGGCTCGGACACTGTCGGCGCCGGGTTCGTCGAATACACCAGGGCGCAGCTTGAGGTTGGCACTATCGTTACCGGCTGGAGGGACAATACTGGCCTGCTGGCCTCGGAACAGTCGGCGACATCTGTCGCGGTGTCTGGGCTGAACTCCGCGGTGACACAGCAGGGCAACTCGGTCAGCAGCGTGAGCGGACGAACGACCAGCCTCGAAAACACCGTCAACAGCACCACCAATGGTCTGGCGACCAAAGCCTCTGCGTCAGCGTTGAGTTCGACTCAGTCAGCTGTAAGCCAACAAGGCCAAACGCTTACCGCACAGTCAACCCAAATTCAAGGACTGAACGCGAGCTTGGGTGACACGAACGCGAATGTCAGTAGCGTCAATCAAGCACTGGCGAACGTGAACAGCGTTCTAGCGTCCAGAATTGATGGGCTCAACTCAACGGTGGGCAATGTAAATGCGGCCCTTCAAAGTGAGTCGAGCACCAGGGCGACTGAGACTGGCGCTCTTTCTAGGCGCGTTGACGATGTGCAAGCGACGGCGGGCAACGCCAATGCTTACGCACAGCAGGCGATCAACACTGCGGCATCCGTAGATGGAAAAGTGTCAGGGTCCTACACCGTAAAACTGGGAGTTACGGCAAACGGAATTCAGTACGCATCAGGCTTTGGGCTGGGGCTCGACAACTCTTCTGGGACTACTCAGTCAAGATTTGTAGTGAGCGCTGACTCGTTCGCCATCTTGAATGCCAACCCCAATAACGGAGCAGTGTTTTCGCCCTTCGCTGTTAATAACGGTCAGGTGTTCATTAACGAAGCATTTATCAAAAATGGGTCGATTGATAACGCCAAGATCGGAGATCAGATATTTTCCAGTAACTATCAGCCTCAACGGGCGGGCTGGCTTCTTAAGAAGGATGGAGTTTTCGAGATTAACAGCACGATACCAGGAGCGGGCAGGGTCCTCATTAATGGGAATGGGGTTTACATATACGACGAAAATAACGTGCTTCGTGTTCAGCTTGGGAATCTAGGATAATGGCATTCGGACTTAGAACATTTGGTGCCGATGGCGCCCTCCAGATAAATGAGAAATCATTCACGATGCGCGTCGTGTTTACCACGGTAGTGGATAACTCAGGCTGGACAGCTGACGGAACTTTTACCGGCTCAGGCTACAAGCAGTGGGCGGCGGATGGCAACGCCAATAACTGCACAGCCTGTCTGATACCGATTGGCTCATTTAATGACATCACAACTCAGTATGAGACAGAGATGCTTAATGGAGTGGTGCGAGTCTATAACTATAACCGAGGGTTTCCGGCTGGCAAGGTGGTGTCAAGCGCTACAAGCATGCGCCTTCTTGTCGTGAGGTTTGCATGAGCTTCGGTCTTCGATTTGTGAATGACAGCAACGTCGTGACACTGGACAGCGAGTTCGCAAGGCTTGCTGTTGCTGCGTCCGGCACCTACTCACCTAATGCTGAAAACGGACTTACGTCCATCATGACGTTTCCGGCAGCAATCACGACACAAGAGCCACCTTTGATTTTTGCCCGTCCAAATACTTCGGCATCTGGCCGGGCCGTAATCTCGTCAGTGATCATCTACGGCTCTCCGGGTAACTGGACAGGCTTTCAGATTCGAACTCGAAGCACGGAGTTTTTACAGCCCAACGGACGTTGGTTTGCTGGCGTGTTCAAGTCGACGCCTGTTGCAAAATTTGGGATGCGACTTTTTAATGCGCAGGGAGGACTGATATTTGATACAGGGGTGCCATGCGCCCAGTTCACAAGGTCGTTTCAAAACTGGACCTATGAGTTCAATCAGCAGCTTACGATTGGCTCTACGAACTTCTATTCAGTTCCGTTCGACTTTCCAGAAAATGAATACATCATGATCAACAGCTTCTCTATGAACATGGTGGCTGCAAACACGCCAGGGCGGGTGCTCAGCTGTATGTGGGATTTCTCTGCACGCAAGCTTTATGCATTGACAACTGGCTCCAGCAACCCTTTTGCCTTTTATCTTCCGGCGCTGTTCGCCAAGATGCAGGCCTAACTTTTTACATACCTAATCCAATGCGGAGATTCACCATGCCTTTCATCGCAGTCAATAGCAGCAACGGTTTCGACATGGCCAACAATACCCGATACGCGACCGAGGCCGAAGCTGACAGCCGTGCGCGCGAGATTCTGAACCAGTTCCCCACCGCCCAGGTGTTCACCGCTCAGTTGCTCAAGGACTACAGCGCCAAAGTCACCGTGACCGCCAAGGCATCTGCTGACCCGGTCAGCGAAGCAAGCGCGGATACAGCGTCGGCGTAACCGCACCGCAAGATCCCGGCCCGCCCAGTGCGGGCTTTTTGTTGCCCGGAGAAAAACGAATGTCCATCACAGCGCAGCAGTTGCTGCAGATACTCCCGAACGCCGGCCAGAGAGCCGGCGTTTTCGCACCTGTCCTGAACACCGCTATGAGCAAGTACCAGATCGTTACACCGCTGCGCATTGCGGCATTCATTGCCCAGGTCGGCCATGAGTCCGGTCAGCTGCGTTACGTGCGCGAGATCTGGGGGCCGACTACGCAGCAGCTGGGGTACGAAGGGCGCAAAGACCTGGGCAATACCGTGCCGGGCGATGGCTCCAAATACCGTGGGCGCGGCCTGATCCAGATCACCGGGCGGGCAAACTATGCCGAGTGCGCCGAAGCGCTGGGCCTGGATCTGATCAACCATCCCGAATTGCTTGAGCTGGCGCAGCACGCCGCGATGTCGGCGGCGTGGTTCTGGCACCGGGCCGCGCTCAATACGCTGGCCGACAAGCGCGAGTTCGTGACCATCACCAAGCGTATCAACGGCGGCACGAATGGCCTGGCTGATCGGCAGGCGCTGTACGACCGAGCACTTGAGGTGCTGGCGTGAAGGCCCTGCCGTGGAAGGCGGTCGGCCTGCTGCTGATCCTGCTGGCGCTGGCGGGCGCATTGTACGGGGCATACCTGCACGGCGTGACCGTCACCGATCTGGCCTGGAAGGCGAAGTGGGCCCAGGAAGTCAGCAGCCAATCCGAGGCGGTGGCCATCACGACCACCGAGTACCGAACCGAAGAGCAACGCCGCCAGAAAGCGGCCAACCAGGTGGCAAACGATGCAAGACAAAACCAGACCGCTGCGCTTACTGATGGCTCTGTCGATGATGCTTCTGGTGAGCTCATGCGCATCGAAGCCGGAAAGATGGCAGCAGCCGCAAGTTGCGTGCCCAGCGATACCGGAGCTTCCGAGCGGGGCAAGGCAGCCACCCGCGCCGCCATGGTGCTCTCCGACTTGCTCGGCAGGGCTGACGCGCGAGCGCGAGAGTTGGCTAAGGCTTATGACCAGTCCCAAATAGCAGGGCAGGCGTGTAACCGCTTTGTCGATGAGCTATCCAGCACCACCAATTCAGCCAGGCCATAGGCCGCCGGGGAAGCACTGTGCAGACAGCAACGAAGCAAGAAACCTACGGCCGCACGATGAAAGTGACGTTGGCAGTGAAGGCGAACGGCGGCTCCGTGACGGTCCAGATCCAGGCCGGTGATAACTGGATCACCACCGACACGTTCTGGAAAGACGGTGGCTATCAGCTGAGCATTCCGCCCGCGACGATCCGCTACGTGCCCGCTGCTGGCGCTTCATTTGAGGTCTACGCATGAGCCTTCTGGTCAACCCAATCCCACGTCGCCAACCGATCCGGCGCGGCCTGGGTCTGCTCGGCGATAGCTTCTCGGGCAACTGCCACACCATCGCGGCGACGGCGTTTGGCACCGAGGCCTATGGCTATGCGGGCTGGATCGCAGCGCGCACCGGCCTGTTCCCGAGCTACGTCGACAACCAGGGCAAGCTCGGGGACCACACCGGGCAGTTTCTGGCCAGGCTTCCGGCCTGCATTGCATCGTCCACTGCCGACCTGTGGCTGCTGCTGTCGCGCACCAACGACAGCACCACGGCAGGTATGAGCCTGGCCGACACGAAAGCCAACGTGATGAAGATCGTCACCGCGTTCCTGAACACACCCGGCAAGTACCTGATCGTCGGCACTGGGACGCCGCGCTTCGGTAGCAGAGCTCTGACCGGGCAGGCGCTGGCCGATGCGATCGCCTACAAAGACTGGGTGTTGAACTATGTCAGCCAGTTCGTGCCGGTCGTGAACATTTGGGACGGCTTCACCGAGGCAATGACCGTTGAAGGCCTGCACCCGAATCTCCTGGGTGCCGAGTTCATCAGTTCGCGGGTGGTGCCGATCATCACAGCCAACTTCGAATTTCCAGGCATCCCGCTGCCCACGGATGCTGGCGACGTTTACTCGGCCATCCGCCCGTTCGGTTGCCTCAATGCTAACCCGCTGCTGGCGGGCACTGGCGGCGCGCTACCGGCGGGCGTGAACGCTGTGGCCGGGTCGGTGCTGGCGGACGGCTACAAAGCCGTTGGCTCTGGCCTGACCGGGATCACCACGCGCTGGTTCAAGGAGCCTGCCGCCTATGGCGAGGCGCAGTGCATCGAGCTGCGTGGCAACATGGCGGCGGCGGGCGGCTACATCTACATGCAACCCACGGCCAACGTGGTACAGACCAACCTGGCGGCCGGTGACGTTATCGAAATGGTGTCGGCGGTGGAAATCATGGGGTCGTCGCGCGGCATTCTGGCTTGGGAGGCTGAGTTGACCATCACCAAGACGGTGGGCGGGGCCTCGTCCACGTTCTACTATCGGTCGATGGACAAGTACCAAGAGGCGTTCACCATGCCGGCCAGCTTTTCCGGGGCGCTGGAAACGCAGCGCGGCACGATTGACCTGAGTGAAACCGTGATCACCTCGCGCATGGGCCTGTACCTGGCAGCAGGCGTGCCGCAGGACTCGACGGTCAAGGCCGCGCAGTTCGGGATACGCAAGGTATAGATGGGCGAGCGGGGCGCTCCGCTACTCTGTCGGAACGGCTCGTTGGCGACTGAGTGACTGCGGCAGCTTGTTCGGGCATTCCGGGTCTTCGATAAAGCCTCGTCCATCGCAGTGCGTGCAATCGTCACGCACTGCGAATCCGTCGAGGCAGTGAAGGCATCTGATAAATATCGAGTAGCTATGACGCTCCCACAGCGAAACGTAGGCCTTGAAGTCGCCTTGGTCGAGGGCTACCGCTGAAGCGTCGACGAGCGCTCGATATTGATCCTCATCGCTCAGGCGTTGATAGCTCATACCGTTGATCTGCCTGGATTGCTCAACCAGCGTCAGCGTCTGGCCGGTTTCGGTATAGATGTAGCGACCCTCAAGCACGCCGTACTTCTTATAGTCCCTCATGATGAGGTTGTTTTTCTCATCGAGAAAAGCAAAGTGGGCGGCATGGTAGGGAGACTGGTCGGCCTCATGAAGCACGTAACGGGAGTTCAGCAGGCTGCCGACTACGACGCCGCCCTGGTTGTAGGCCAGATAGTCCGACGCCTGGTGTCGCCATTCATGGTTACCTTCCTCGGTGAAGTGGCAGAAAGCAGCGCTGGCCAGTTCGAATAGCTCAAAGCGCTCTAATGGATCGACCAACCCGCCAGCCTGCATGTCCTCGGCCATGCGAGCCAGAAACCGATAGGTAACTGCAGGGTTCGTCCATTGCCTCCTGTCGTTGAGCCTCTTGTGCCATTCGGCCAAGGCTCCTGAGCCGTTGCTCTCGTTCAT